AGAGGATTGATTGCGGTAGTTGTTATCTATACATAGATAAACTTTGTACTCAGGCAGAACAAGAACATAAAATTGTTTCGAATAAAGATTAGTATCTCTATCATCGTATCTTGAATATACTGTGCCAGATGCCCAATCATATCTTGGGATAACTTGCTTCACATCATTAGAATTAACTTTTTTAAGAGCTACGGCACTTTGCCATGCTTCTCTTTCAGCATTAATGTTATTCTCAGGAGAAGGCGGAGAATTCTCATTAGCCCAAGGTAATGATCTTCCAATGAATGTGTATATACTATTATTAGATGAATCAGCAAAGGATTCTACAAACTCCGATGCTTGATAAACTCTAAAATTTGTGGTAATTATTTGTGGCATTTTAAATATTTATTATAGATAACCAAATACTATATTTACGTGATCTGCTGTCATTGGCACAGTTACGGAGCCAGAGAAGGGAGTTCTTGAATAATTTCTTGGCAATGTTGGAGAAAAAGAAATAGAAACACTATCCCCAGTATATTCTGTACTAAAATTATCAGCTGTAATTGACAAATAATCTGTGATTTCGGATTTACCTGTGTCTGATAATTTATTTTCGTTAGTTGTTTCTAATAATACATCACCAAATACTTCCGTGCCTGACGGGTGAATTGTACTTCTTATGATATCACGCCATTTACTAACAGGTTCGGGGCTGGATATAACATAGGAATATGGCTGGTAATACAATACGCTAGTGTCTGGCGCATTAGGCAAGAACCCTTGTATCACATAACTACTAGATGGCTGACCCTTTTCTTTTATATAAAAACCATTTGTTATTTTTAATATATCAAATGTAGCATAAAGATTGGCTTTAGTAGTGTATACTAAATTGGCCGACAATCTAGTATTACCCATACCTGGCATACTAAAAGTGAATCTTTTATCGTCTATTACTCTAGTGATTGTTATATTATTAGACGTTAAATTCAATATGGAACTAGAATTACCATAGAATTCTAATCTAGTTAAATCATTTCTTTTTAGACCATGATGTACATTAGAAGTAAAAACACCTACATTATTATTTAAAGTTATATCGCCGGTAATAGTTTTTAATGGATTATCTGTAGTTACAGTAAAGAAGGAATTGTGACTAGCGTTCGCAAAAGAGCTGGATAGTAAAAAAGCGCCACTATCAATTACGTCAATTAATTGAATAGTTCCTTCATCATCTACCTTGGCAATCTTTGATATTGACCCTTCATGCGTCACTTCATTTTGTAAGGTATACCCTTTGCCCCCATCTATAACTTTAATATATCCTATTTGATATATTGTATTTGCTTGAGTGCTGGATGAATAACTAGATACTAATGTCTCTTTAACAAATGTTCCCTTTACGTCCTCAAGGTATAATTCATATATAAAGCTTTTACTATAGTAAGGGGAATTTATCTGTAGTTTTAGTACGTCTTTTACTTTGGCAGTTGCCTTTGAAGTCATACCAGTAATTCTAGTATTTAAAAAGTTAAATACGTTAGAATTGTTTATTGGATCTACTTTTAGAGTATAGTACTTTACCCATTCACCATCTGAAGGTTTTAATATTCTTTCAGATGGATACGTAAAACTCGCATCTACACCATATAAAACTCTAAAGAGCAATTGTGCAGCCTGCTCTGAACCCTTTGTTTTATAGATATCATTAAAATGCTTTACGAATGCTTTGTTATCAACTAAAAGATTTCTCGGTATATCATAACCGTAATTTTTAAAGAATGATTCTACAAGAGAAACATTCGCATTATTAATTGTCTTTTCTACATCCGAATATTCTTTTGCATTTTGTAATACTTCAGTAGGATAGGTTTCCTTCTCTAAAAATTTGTAGTATGCTTCTACAAAATTAATAAATTTAGAATAATCTGCAGTAGCTTGATTATTGCCAGATACATAGGAGACGTAATCTCCTCTAATATAATCTGGTAATTGGCTAGCTACTAGCGAAGAAGTATTACTATAAAGTTTAGGCATTTACCGCGACCATACTGACCGTTAATCCTGGTTCTTCGTTTGATGCTATATTACTGGTACTATCATCTAACATTATGATTTGATTTTGATTTACAGTAACATCTAAAAAATCATTTTGAGGTTGTATCATTATTCTCAGGTCAGAACTATCACCATAATAACCAAAAACATTTAATTTTGGAATTACTATTTCACCTGTACCATAATTTATTGTTCCAAAATTACTATTGATAACAGTATCATTCGTTGGATCTAATAATCTTACTATACCTGAACCCGAGTAGTTTGGAGTAGAATCATTCGGCACATCTCTTAGTACAACTGGGAAAATGTCCGTGTCATTTTTATATGCAAATCTTGTTGATTCTAAACTACCGGGCATAATACCTACATAAAATTTAATACTATCCGATCCACTTAATAAATTGTCCACATTCAAAACAGGATATAATCTTTTCTGTATTTTTAGTGTCATTAAATTGCCTAATATTGATTGATTAGTATTGTCAATCAACTTAGATAATTTAGAATAAATAAAATCCTTATCGAATTTTTTAAGATCAGTATTAAAATAATTTTGTATAGTATCAATAATCTGTGCCTTCAATTCTTCAGAACTCATAGTTAAAGTCTTAGAATCAAATTTAACATTCACATTTAGATTTACATAGTAGTATTCTGGGTCTACATACTCAGGTGTTATTGATAAAATCTTTTTTATCTTTAAAAAATTAGTTATCTCATTTTGCACATCAGTAGTAATAACAGATCCATTTGCAGGACTTAAAGCTATCATTACTTTACCATATTTTTTTGGTATATTTTCTTCACCGCCCCAAACTGCTACAGAATCAATCAGACCAGGATTAAAAGAATCAATTAAAACTTTATAATCATTTGAATTTACTGCTCTATTATTAGATGATCTAAATTTAGGAGCATAAAATTTTATTTCAGTAATAGATTCTTTATCAGCACCATTAGATGAATTTTTAGAAACAGTAATACCGGATATTGTCCCACCACCGACCAATGATGAAGAACTAAATGATTGACTAATTAAACCAGAAACATTGGTAGCTGAACCACTGCTAATTAAATATTGTACTTTAATTAGATTGCCTTGATTGAGTTTTTTGCCCAATACGTTATCGCCAAAAACTAATTGATATAATCCAGTTGGATTTTCTTCTAAAAAGTATACTTTAGACGTGCCATCTATACCAAGTGAATCGTCTGCCGCAGTATAAGTTTCTGTAGTAACATCTATATTTGATGTTTGTACAGTGACAAGCATAGTGGATGTATCTACATCTGGATTTGGTATTTCATATTTTTCTGATAATCCAGGGTTTCTAACTCTAAACACATACTCTAAAGGAATTCCTTCTACTACTTGTACATCTGTAAAGGTATAGGAACCTGAGACTTTTTGTATTGTCTTTGCTTCCAAATTTACAAATGTTCTTGCAACACCATCTATAGTAGTAGTAAATGGAGTATATCTATCTAATGTTAATGATGTTGGATTGCCTGTTGGATTGGAAACGGTAAAACTAATTGTAGCTCTAGAACCTCTAACCGATCTTGTAGTATAGCCTAGATGTTTTGCAATGGATACTGCAGAAGATCTTTTAACTGCAGAATCTAAGAACATCTCATTTATAAGCATATTGGATAGATAGGCATTATAATGAGTATTATAAGCCAATAAATCTAATAGAACAGCTAAACCTGATCCTTCGAAATCATAGTCAGCAAATACTAGATCGCCATTACTGTCTCTATAAGCACTGAGAAACGTTTTAAGATTTTGCTTTATGTCGTCAAAATCTAATTCAGAAACTCTAAGATTTGCCATTATCTTAATCTACCTAAAGTTTGCGTTATTGTGATTGGCGTATCTACATTTTTTGGTGCAAAAACAATCTCAACAGTTATTTCATTAGTGTCTTGATTTTCTATTAATTCAACAGAAATCATTCTAACTCTAGGTTCGAATCTTTCTATTGTTGTCATTATAGACCTCTCCACTGCATTTTTGATTGCTGGAGTATAATTTTCAAACATCATTTGTGTCACTTGTGAACCTATTTCAGGATGAAATGGTCTTTCATAATTTTTAGTTAGAATAAGATTTTTTACGGATGCTTTGATAGCATCTAGATTGAATTTTCTGTTAACATCGCTAGTATAGGGATGCGCCTGAAACATCAAATCCAGGTCAGAAAATTCTTTAACTATTCTATTAATTGTTGCCATTTAAATATTTATTATCCAAAATAATTGACAAATTGATTTTTAGCTGTTACTACATGATTTACCATTGTTCCTGTTTTCATTGCAGATGTAGAACCAGATTTATCAAATGCGAAATGTATCCAAGATATAACTATTGTGCCTCGTCTTTCAAATTCTAATAATAACTGTTTATGAGGAATATTATCTCTTATCCATTTAACTATTGTGAAGTACTGAGGATAGGAGTATGCTGGAAATTGAAGATCGGCCGCCATGCCTCTGCCATGATCCTGTTCTCTTCTTGGTTCGTTTTTGCCAGTTTTCTTGTTGTAAAATAGTTTACCATCTTCTCTAAATCCAGATGTGACTAAAACATCTGGATACTTTTTCATAATCAGCTCTATTTGTTCTGCTAAGAACTTTAGATTACAAGCAATATCTGCTCTACTTAATCCTAATTGAGCTTTCAACGGATCTACTGTTACAAAATTACCTAATGTGAAGTTTCTAGACAATTTTATTGATTTTGGAAAGTTATTTTGCTTATCAAATGCTATAAAATCTGAGCAATTCGCAGCTATTACTGCACTACTTATTGCTGTAGGTTTACTACCATTTCCAGAATCAGTACCGGCTACATTATAAATTGCATCCTCTATTAATCCTTCTTGAATTTTATCATCTCTCAATTGTTGAGCAGCAGTAGATTTAGCAGATTCAGGATCATCATGTAAGAATGTTGTCTGATTAGTTTCAACACCATTTTTAGGAGGTTTATCAATTAATACTGGAGTGATTTTATCTGGCACATCTGAAGCAGGTATTTTAATTTCCTGTATCTTTGTAGCTCCCATTTTAGTTTTAATTATGGTCGCATCCATTTTCAATTCAAAGCCACCATCAATACTAGTTGATTGTGTTCCTTGCATTACCAATTTAGAACTAGACTTTATTGTCAGATTATTTTCCTTAGAGAACAGATTTAATTCTTTTCCTTGAACTTTCAGCTGCTCATCTGATACTATATTGAATCCTTTTTTAGCAGAAATATTTACTGTCTCTCCAACAAGATTTAACTTGCCTGCTGACTTAATACTGACATCATTATTTCCTATAATATTTGTAGTGCCGATAACTTGAATGTCTGCATTATTTTTTACAAATATTTTTGATGAACCATCAACCGTTACGTTTTGAGCGCCTCTAATATAGACGTAATCATTATTATCTATAACCTCATATCTGTCACCGATAGTTTTTCTTACACTTGTTCCATTAACATCTATTTCCATAAAGGTGCCAGATTTATGGTAGATATTAATTCTTTCGCCGTTTGGTGTATTATCAAATTCTAAAAGATGTCCCGCTTCTGTTTCTAATACTTGGTTATATGGATATACTCCACCGAACGGGCTGGCAGGTTGGCTCCATGACCTAGTGGAATTAGCTACTCCTACTTCAATTGCTCTAGTATTATCTTTTAATGCTATTGAGGGATGATCTTTTACGCCCCTAGCCAATTTATTTGTGTCTGGTTGTCCGGCATAATCTGCTCTTGGATATACAGCATTTGGATCTTTAAATCCTTGTAGACTTAATAATTGAGAATTCTTATCTACATTAAAATCAAAAATATCAGTAATTAATGATTCTGCTGGTATAGCTGATTCCCCCTCAAGTGCCTTACTTCCTAAAGCATAATAATCTTGTGTCGTTTTTCTGCCATCAGAATATGTGATGCCTTTAGTAGCTAATTGTAATGCACCACCTATTCCGCCTATATGTGCTGCACTTAATAATCCTGCAACCTTGTCTGGAGGATCTGTATTAGAAATAGCTCCCTTTCTCTTTAAAAAATTATAACTATATTCAAGATTTTTAAACATTATTAATTCTTGTACAGTCCCATTCTTATAATAATCTTCTAACGATTTCAAACCATTTTTATTAAGCCATAAAGAACTATTTTCAAGATTTTTATTATCTTTATTTCTTGGATCATTCCCATCAAACTGTTTTACATATCCAAGAGTTGCTAAAGCTGCGTATCCAAATTGATACTTACCAACATATCCTAATTTATTTTTTTCTCTATAATTTTGTCTACCCCCAGGGACAGATGATGATTCGGATTCACCAATCTTATCCATTAGTCTTTTAATATTTGCAACACTAAGGGGAGGTAAATTATTAGTGATGTAATCTTTAGTTGCAGAATCGTTATTTACTGAACTAGCTACAAGTATAGGTTCTCCTGAACTATCTGTTACGGTCTTCCCATCACTTGAAGTTACATAATTATTATCTGGATTATTTACTCGTGTTTCTTTTTCAAACGGATTAGATTTATTTTTGCCACCAATAGTACCCATCATTATTGGTTGTTGCATATCTGCACCATCTAAAAACCAACCAACTACCCAAGATCCTTCTAGTAGACCAACAGGCGCAGTGCCTTTACCTGATATAGCAGCAGATGTTATAGGTTGTAATGGCAAAGCCCATGGCAAATCTTTAGTTGGTAGAATAGTTTTATCTTCAGTATGATAACCAAAGATTCTCACTCTACATCTTCCGAGTTCTTCTGGATCGTTTCTGTCCTCTACAACGCCGACCCACCAATTTAAACTGTTTGCTTGTTTATTAGTAAACATCTGTAGTATACGAGAATGAATCTTTAGCTACTTCCATAATCATGCTATGTCTAGGTAAAGCGTTTATCTTATGATGAATTTTAGTAATCAAATAATTTCCTGAGGATAATGGATCAAAATTATCTGCTGATTTATCACTTTCATCTAATGGTCCAGTATCAGGTAAATCAATGTACATTAATGATCCAACTTCTACGTCTGTTCTACCTGGTACAACTATTTCCAAATTATAATTAGACAAATTTAAAATATTTGACACTCTATTACCATAGATTTCTGATACTTTTTCGGTAAAATTATCTTGCACATCTGTATGTAATCCCGGATGAACAAAATTAAGTTTGAAATTATTTTGAGGAGCAACTGCTGCACCATTCAAAAATAAAGGGTTGGCCCCTTCATTAGATGATCCGGCGGAATGAGTATATTCATTAAATTTATCTGGGTAGTAATAATCAACATAAGAATAATCTTTATCCATAATATTTAAATCTATCACTCTGCTGCCATAGTATCCATTAGTTATATTCTCAAGATTGTTTAGTGCGGTAAGCATTCTTACACTTTGAATTTGAAATAATTTTTTCTCTGAATCAGTTGTTTCAAATACCCCAGGTGGGAAATATCTGTACATACCTATAGAAACATTTACTCCTAAATTAAAAATAGTTTCAACCGGAGTAAAATAGAAAAATTTATTTCCTTCAAAAAATAAGTAATTACAAGCTTTTCCACTTTTAGGTATAGCTTTTGAACAAAGCCATTGAAAACATTTTGTAGGCGACCATCCAGGACTTACAAACTTAATACTGTTTTCCGTTTCGTCTAAAATATTAAGTTGACTCTTACCTAGATTTTCAATATTCTGCCCATCGGTCGTAATGTATCTAGTGTTGGTAAAATAGTTATCAAATATTTCTGCGACTATCTCAGATACTCTACCCGAAAATGCTTTTCTTATGGGCACTAAATTACTAACGAATCCTTCAATAGATATAAAATTCAATACATACAATTGAGTACTTTGGTCTATAATTCTTCTATCTGATATTGAGTAAACTCTAAATGTTTTAGAAATTGTTAATTCTGATTTTAACCCAGGTGTTTTAACTTTTACAGTGAGATGCTCGTCGCCTGTAATAGTAAGATACTTTATTAGATTTCGATTGTCACCTATTAATATACTCCCAGTCATCACAGGAGAAAAAATAGATTCGTATATACTTATTTCTCTGAAAAAATTTCTCAAATCCACGTATAATCCATTAGAAGAAAATAGAAAAATTTCCTCTATGATTACATCGCCAGCATGGTTAAGACTTTCTAAAGTATCATTCATCTAACTATTTGATTAATAAAATTAGTTTGTATCAAAGGAATAATAGTTGTTTTAGGAACTTTAATTCTTCTTTTAGATTCATTGATAGCTATTTCGTATTCTAATCTTGAAATAGCAGTCAATGGGGTAGGAGGGTCTCTTAACAAAAGAGTAGCGCCATTCTCAAAGGTAAAAAAGACTTCATCTTTACTTCCGGTGAATGACGATTCTTCCAAAGCTCTATAATTATTGACAACGTAACTATCGGTATTCACATATAATTTAGTTTTGTATATTTCAGTTTCGCCACCATATTTTTGAATACAATAATTTTTTAAATTTTCTTGTGACAGTGGCCACTCAAATCTTGGATCTACGATATCGTTAGCATGAAGAATAATCCAATGGAATAAGGTAGTGCCGTAAAATATATCTGAAATTATTTCAGGTGTTTCACCATCCTTAATATCATAAAGGTCGTAATTAGAATTGTTGGAAATGAATTCTTGGATAAATCCTACTCTTCTAGTAATATCTGGAATAGCTTGAGCAGTTTTAAGATCATCCAACGAATACATAGTCAAAGGAAAAGATTTAAAATACATTAGAATCCTTGCCTCATTTCTCGTTTGGTTAGTTGTTCAAGTTCTCTGAATGTTAATGTAAGATTAATTTGTGTCGGCGCACCATTATCAAATGTCGAGAAAGTATCTCCGCCATATTCTACAGCCATATCTGTTAACGCACAGTTTCCGATTCTATGAAGATATGGATTTTCTTTATTCTTTCCTGTTTCCGGGTCAACGTAATAATAAACTATTTCAAATTCAGAAGGATATATGAAGAACAAATTACTAGAAGATAAATCTGGATGCATATGAAACTTGAAAGTATTGATTATGTTTTGTATATTCTTTGTTTCATTCTCAGATTTCGGAAAAAATCTATACTTAAAATTAAATGTTCTATAATCTATAGACTCAAAAAGTGCTTCTCTAAATGGATTAATATTAACACCTGCAGAAGCACCGAGCAAATCTTGGGCTCTACCTCCACCCACTGCTGCTGGTAATTTTGCCAAAGTTGCTAATACTGCGGCAACACCTTCGCTTTTGGATAGTGCATCTAAATCATAAGTTCCTAGCTCTTTTAAACTATCTATACTAGCAGCACCTGATGCTACTAGCCCAGCTAATAGACCTAAATCAGCTTCAGCATAGTTCATACCATATTTAACTGTTGGTCTATCCTCGATATGTAAAGTAATTACATCTTTTAATCTTAAAAAGGTAGAAGTTTTTAATATTGGAATATTATCAACTGCTTTTTGAGCAACATACCCTGCAGCTGTGCCTACTCCTGCTGCTATAGCAATACCTTTGAATATGCCACCTACTCCATTAATAATTTTTGTGGTTGTAGATGCTCCGCCTGCTCTAGCATTGGGTGCTATAGGCGAACTAGAAGAACCCCCTACATTTTTAAAGATAGAATTAACACTTGTGATACCCAAGCTTAATAAACCTGTTTGTATTCCTACTATATCACCTATATTGCCAGAAATCTGCTCAGGAGTTAATTTTTGTGTAGTTCTAAGAACAGCGACGTCGCCTTTGTTGAAAGTATTATAGGCGTCTGGATTTCTTGACATTGCCTTTTCTCTAACATTTACGTAAAAAGCTACGTAATGTCTCAGATCTGGTTTAGTGCCCAACCCCTCAGGATACTGATGTAATTTCCAATTATATTTGTTTATATCATAATTTTTGAAACGCTGTTGATTATATTCAGCAATCGTTTCTTCTGTGGTAGGTTTTAGATCTGTGGCCATCTTTTGAAATAAATAATAGGTAAGACTTATTTTTACTTATAACCAAAATATGTATACAAAAACCTATAAAGGTCGATATAGACCCAATGTTCCCGGTAAATATCGAGGAGACTTAACTAATATTGTGTACAGGTCCTTATGGGAACTGAGATTCATGAAATGGTGTGATGGAAATCCTGCGATAATAGAATGGGGTTCAGAAATAGTGATTATTCCTTATATTTCGCCTGTTGATAACAGAGTACATCGTTACTTTGTAGATTTTTACGTCAAAGTTAAGTCGTTGGATAATAAAGTACAAAAATATTTAATAGAGATCAAACCAGAAAGATTTACAAAACCACCAGAAATACCTGCAAGAAAAACTAAAAAATTTATTGATGAAGTTTTTCAATATGGTGTGAATCAAGCAAAATGGAAGGCTGCTTTTGAATTTTGCGAAGATAGAAAAATGAAATTTATGATATTAACTGAAAAGGATCTGGGAATAAAAACAAATGGCAACAGATAAAGATATATTTTCGAATCTTAGAACCACTGCAGATGATGTAGAGAAATCTTATAGATGGTTTCAAAGCCAAATTAAAAAACTTGGATCCAAGGTTAGCCCTAACAGATTGATGCAGAATTCAACTCAAATGCAAAATAGTATTGAGCCAGGTGAAATGTATCTATTTTTCTACGATCCAAAGCACAAAGAAACTTTGCCATATTATGATACGTTTCCATTAGCTTTACCTTTCAGAGCAGTAAAGGATGGATTCTACGCTATTAACTTGCACTATATGCCATATCTAGTTAGATATAGACTATTGCAGAATTTGTCTGATCTAACAACTAATAACAAATACGATTCTACTACAAAAATAAAAATTTCCTGGGGTATTTTAAATAGATATGCCAGGTTAGCTCCATTACAAGGAGCAGTAAAACATTATCTATCCAATCATGTAAAATCTAGATTTCTTAAAATAGATTATCCCGATTGGATTACTGCTTCTCAACTACCTATAGAACAATTTGAGGGTGCTAATAAAACTAAAGTATGGTTAGATGCAAGAAGAAAATCAGGACAATAAATGGCACAGTTTTCAGTAAAAGAATTTGTATCTAAAGTAAGAAATACTGGTGTAGCTAGACCTACCAGATTCGAGGTGCTATTAGCAGCCCCTCCAGGTGTAGTTTTTGGAGAAGATCTGATACTATCCTCGATGTTCTGTGAAATTGCTAGTTTACCACAGATAAACATTAGCGTGGCTACACAAAGAATTTATGGTCCAAATTATCAAAATCCTATCTCTGTAGATTATGGTGGCGATGCTATAACTATGACATTTTATGTAGACAGAGATATGAGAGTAAAAAAGATGTTTGACGCTTGGATGAATTATATAGTTGATCCGGTAACATACAATCCTAAGTATCTAAAGTATTCTGCTGCTGACGCTTACAAGACTTATGCTGCAGAAATAAGAATAAATCAATTAGATGATATGGATCAACCTGTTTATTCAATTAAACTTATAGAAGCATTTCCTCGTAATATGGGAATGATGGAATTGAATTCATCA